AAATCTGGAACTAAATTCGAAAAACATATTGAATATGGTGAAGATCTTAACGCCGAACATGAGAAACATTTAGTATCTAAATTTGATCGTCCAGTGTTTATACATACTTATCCAAAAGGTTCCATTAAATATTGCATCAAATATATATTAGAAAGATATCCAGATGAAATGAAATATTTTTCATCTAAATATATGTATTCTGGAAAACAAGAACAATTAGAAAAAATTTTAATAGAACCATTTGAAAGAGTGAGTTATGACGAAGCTATTATTATGATACATAACGACGAAAAATCTGGAACTAAATTCGAAAAACATATTGAATATGGTGAAGATCTTAACGCCGAACATGAGAAACATTTAGTATCTAAATTTGATCGTCCAGTGTTTATACATACTTATCCAAAAGGAATAAAAGCATTTTATATGAAGAGATCCACTGATATTAACAAAGTCGATTGCTTTGATCTTTTGACTCCAGACGTTGGTGAACTTATTGGAGGATCGATGCGAGAATCAGATTATGATATTTTAATGGAAAAAATGGAAGAAATGGGTATTGATCCCAAACCACTGGAGTTTTATACAGATTTAAGAAAATACGGGTGTCCAGAACATGGAGGATTTGGTATCGGACTGGAGCGATTGGTTATGTTTATAACTGGAGCTAAACATATTAAAGATGTATTGCCGTTTCCTAGATGTTCTGGTCATATAATGGCATAATCATTTATTTATTACAAAAAAATTCAATATATTATTTTATTACCATAAATATATAATAAAATGAAAATACATTTATTATTAATAGTAGTATTAGTTGTAATATGGTATATAAATCAAAACACACATACTGATACTGAACAATATTATCATGGAATGAGATATCAAGATATTAAGTATTGTAAAAATTGCGGAAGAAATAGTAAATATATCGGCCAAAGAAGTTGCAAAAAATGTTCTAATTGTGGATGGTGTATAAAAAGAGATAAATTAGGATATTTACAAGGTGAATGCGTCGAAGGCACGAGAAAGGGACCTTTTTTTAGAGAAGATTGTCGAACGTGGATTCATAAAGGAGATTGTAAATGGGGGCCAGAATGTAGAAATAATTTGTACGATGAATTATTAGAAAAATCCAAATATATTTATAATTATCCGTATTATCCAAATTACAATAAATTTAGGGTATTGTCACGAAAAATAGATATAGATGGTAATATGGTCAAAAGAAAAAAATACAATAGAAAAAAATACAATAGAAGAACAAAAAAAAAATGAAAATTGATTTATTAAGGTAATCCATATATTATTATACCCATTAATTTCACTTATGATAAAAGAATCTGTCGATCAGAATTTTTCTAAGTCTACAATAAGAAAAAAATCATCTTCTTCTACAATTAAATCAATACATTCAATTAATTTTAATTTCAAAACATCATCAAATATATCAAGGACATCTGTTCAAATATCATCACGTAATTTTTTGTTTGGTGTATTATTATTTTTTACAATAATATTTTCTATTGGATATTTTGGGATTGGATATATCATAAAATTTAGATGTGTAGATGAAAAAAATGCACTCGGAGTTATATGTCCAACTAAAGTCAATTTTAGTCCGTTTGAACAAAATATGATTCATCTGAAAGGACTAATATATACATTGGCGTTTATTTGTATGTTATCGTTCTTTTCAATAATAGTTATCATAATATATTTCTTATGTAAAGAACACGATATCCAAGAACAGGTGCGAAGACATTCTATATTGAATCCACCTCCTTTTGTTTTGGAATATTCAACTTCCGAAAAAGGAGAAAGTAGTGATTTGGCCGAAGATACACCTTAAATAGTTTATTTATATAAATTTGAAACTAAATTATTTAAGGTATAATATTCTCTTTATTTATATACAAAAAGTGTATAGTGCACAGTCATGTCTGGTTCAAATATTAATATAACAAAACCTACTTGTGTATATGATATTCCGAAAGATGGTGCAAAAGTATTTTTAAATAAAATGGATATCGATATGGGAACAATGGATCAAATTAAAAAAATGATAAAACATCCTGCAATTGATCATGCCAGAATTATGCCTGATTGTCAAAAAGGCGTAGGGTGTTGTATTGGTTTTACATGTAAATTGGGTGAAAAAATAGTTCCGTCTTTCATAGGAGGGGATATTGGTTGCGGAATAACTGCACATCCAATTAAAAAAAAAGTCGTTGGTAAAGAAAAACAAATCGACATAATAATTCAGGATGTTATACCAATGGGAGCAGGAAAACATGGAATATGGGGGGTTGCAGATATTAATACGCAAATTTTAGAGGAAATTTGTAGTAGTTCAAAAAGAGAAGCTAACCTATTTATTCAATCATACAAAAATGCATTAAATGTTGATCTATCTAAATATCTTCCGTCTTATTCAATAGATTGGTGGAAAAAAAGATCCGATATATGGAAAACCAAATTTGATTACGATTTGAGAGGATTAGGAACTTTGGGAGCTGGAAATCATTATGTAGAAATCGATGTTGATTCTGATGAAAAATATTATCTTGTAGTTCATTGTGGGTCTAGAAACTTGGGATTCAAAATTTGCAAATACCATCAAAATAAAATAGATAATAATAAAAAATTTGATTATGATCAATTTTGTGAAAAAACAAAACAATTTGGAAGACACAACAAAGTGAAAAAAGAACAGAAGGCGTTTGCTGACTTGTTACGTAAAGAATTAGAAAAAAACAAACATCCTCCTTATTTAGAAGGAATAGAAGCATATGAATATTATTTTGATATGATATTTGCTCAAAAATATGCTCAGATGAATAGAAGAATAATGTTATCAAATATACTTGATGGGTTATCTCTTGATTATGAATCAGATGAAATAATAGAAACAATACATAATTATATCGATTTTAAAGATTTCATAATTCGTAAAGGGGCAATATCTGCTCATGAAAAAGAAAAATGTTTAATATCTTTAAATATGAGGGATGGTTTACTATTGTGTTCTGGAAAAGGAAATGAGGATTGGAATTATTCTTCTGCACATGGTTCAGGTAGAAGAATAAATAGGCAAAAAGCAAAAAGTTCATTTAGATTAAAAGATTTTAAAAAGGAAATGGAAGGTATATATTCTACATGTATATCGAAAGAAACATTGGATGAAGCACCAATGGCTTACAAAAGTACATTAATGATTGAAGAGGCAATTTCACCTTCTGTAAATATAATCGATAGATGGAAACCGGTTTTAAATGTTAAAGGATTTTAATTTATTTATTTAATATTATTAATAACGTGCTCTTCGCGATTTCTTTTTTGACATTACAAGAAATATAATTATTGCGAGTATAACGAAAACAACACATCCGATTATCGAATATAATTCCCATGGTTCCAATACACTAGGTGCAGAAGTTGTAGTTGGTCCACCTGTTGTTGTGGGTCCACCTGTTGTTGTGGGTCCACCTGTTGTTGTAGGGCCACTTGTCGTTGTAGGTCCACCTGTTGTAGTTGGCGCACTTGTTGTATTTGGATTGCTTGTTGTTATAACTGGTAAATTAGATGTTTGAATATTGTGAGAATCACATTTTTGGGTTATATTACTTAAGTTTGTATTTACATTTTTTCCCGCAGAAATACTGTTCATATCGAGAGTCAAACCACAATATGTTAGTGATGTTAGTTTATCCATTCCATATTTTTTGTATGGTGTAACAATGTCTGCACCTGGTACAAGTTTACACGCTGGATCAATATTAAATGGTAATTGAATTGTCTGTGGTACACTTGGATCCCTTTTTGTTGCACTATTTATGCAACTGCATTCTGTTTTCGGTTCGTTATATACACATATACTACCTTTTTTACATTTAAGTAGATCATTTGAATCATATTCGTATTTTCCAGGGTTATTGTCTTTAAATTTTTGGTCACAGAAATTTTGATAAAACAAATCACATGTTCCTTGTCTTACTTTTGGAACCATATCTGCATCACAGTCAGAAACCGGAACATTGATACCCAATTCCTTGACTTTTAAAACATCTTTTCCATCAACTGTATCAACATACGGAAGAGGAAATGTTGTGAAATATTGATCTGTCATCGGAGAAGAATCATGTGTTGATACAGGATGAGATCTTAAGCAACATGCCCTAGATTTCATAAGACTTGGATAATTCATATTTATATTTGCTCCTTCTGTAGTATAATCGAAACTTACATCTTCTCTTATAATATTTTTAATTGATTTATCGAAATCCGTATCATCATTAGGATCTGGTGAAGAATTGATTTGATTTCCCATTATATATATATATATTGATCAATATTATTTATTTTTGTAAAAATTAAATAATAGCATAAAGAATTTAGTACTAAATATAACCAAATAATGTCAAAAGAAACAGATATTACAGAAATTGATATTGATATTGATATCAATAGTGAGAAAAAAGTTCGAACACAATACGAAGATTATCCATATCCTCCAAGAAAAGACGATGAAGTCGTTCACACTCACGGAGATACTCTTGAGATTATGAATCATTTCTGCTTTAATGCAGATTCTACATTTGAAAATTTTAGGGTATTGGTTGCTGGTTGTGGAACTGGAGATTCGACAACTTGGTTAGGTATTCAGTTATCTGAAATGGGCGTCAAACATGAGATTATTGGTCTTGATATTAGTAAAACTAATCTCGAAATTGCTAAAAAAAGAGCAACTAATAACGGTGTAACAGATATCAAATGGATACATGATTCTCTACTGAATCTCCCGGAAATGAAAGATATTGGTAAATTCGATTATATTAATTGTTCTGGGTGTTTGCATCATTTACCGGATCCACTAGAAGGATTAAAAGCCTTAAAAAGTGTATTAAAACCAGACGGAGCAATGAATATTATTGTGTATGCAACATATGGAAGAACAGGAGTATATCAAATGCAAAATTTGATGAGAAAAATTAATAAAGAAGAAGAGAATATGCAAACAAAAGTAGATAATACCAAATCGACATTAGTATCATTGCCTGGCACAAATTGGTTCAAAAGAACACAGCATTTATTTCGCGACCATGTAGTATTTGAAGATATTGGTATATACGATTTATTTTTACATCCACAAGATAGATCATATACAGTTGATCAATTATTTGAATGGGTTGACAATGCTGATTTAAGAGTAATTGATTTAAGCTCAATTTCAAAAAATAAATATTTACCAGAGACATTTATCAAAAATAAAGATTTCTTAGATAAAATTAATAAATTACCGTTAATAGAGCAATTATCTATAGGGGAAATAATGTGTGGAACAATAATAAAACATGAACTTTATATAACAAATAAAAAAGGCAATGATGTAACTGAAGTGAAATGGGATAATAAAGATAAAATACCATGTATTTTAAATATTCCAATAAAACAAATGCTAATTGAAGCATGTGATAGTTATGAAGAATATTGCAAAAAATATAACACTGATATAATATATATTCCTATAAATGGTAATTCTACAATTAATTTTAAACCGAGAAAATATACAAAAGATATCATTGAATTAATTGATAGCAAAAAGACTTTAGGACAAATATTACAAGAAATAGTACAAAAATACAAGGATTCCGGTGAAATTATAACAGAAAAAGATATATTAGATGATTACTATCCTATTTATCGTACGATATGTAATAATTACGGATTAATGATATATAAAAAAGATCAAACTATTTATCCATTCGAGAAAAAAACAAATGACGAGTATGAAAAATATATTCAAAACGCAAAAGAACAATCATTGAAACAAAAACAAAATCTGTTAAAAGACCAAAGAACAAAAAAAGTTAATAAAGATGTCGATAAAGATAAGAAAAAAAATAAAAAAAATAGACGAAAAAAACATAAATTTCGTAAAGGTTAGGATTAAATTAAAATAAATTAAATTTGTTGATGGTAATTTCTAAACATCAACAAATGCTTTAGCATATAGTCTACCCAATTCACTGGTGAGACACGATTCGAATTCCCGTGTAACATCTTTCAAATAATATTTTTTATGAATTATTTCGTGAATCAGATACTAGTAAACCTAGACAATTATGGACATATTAGGTTTACCCAAGGATATTTTATAAAAAAACCCAAGTTTGACGGCTCGTATCTAAACCGCATCTTTTAAATTT